TAGGTCAGGCCGCTACAAATTCAGCAGCTCTAGCTATTGATGGATATAAAGACTTAGAGCTTCAACTTGAATTAACTAGAGCCGCTTCTGTAAGATTAAATGCTGAAATTGATTCTCCTAGAGGAAGAATTTCTAGCAGGAATAGAGCTTTTGGAGTAAGACAAGTTGGATCACCAGCAGAAGAACAAGTACGGAGAAGAAATCGAAGAATCAATGAAATGGCTGCTCGTCATAGAGAAGATAAATTAGTAACAACAGCTATTGCAGGGCCAAGTTCAAGTAGAGCAGGACAAACAATAAGACGACTTAAAAGTATTGATGCTAATCAAAAAAAGACTGCTGTTGAAAGTAAAAAATCTAATTCAATTCTTTCATCTCAATCTTTATTTGGGCCTACTGCTTACCAACCTACTATTCCTGGTCTTGGGCCAGTTACTTCAGGAACAGGATTTACTGCTGCTCAATATGGGCCACAACAATTACCTAATACCCTTCGTTCTGGTTTCCAAAGACAAAGAAATCGTCTTGGAATAGGAAGCTTTGCCAATCCTCAAGGAATGTTTGCAAGTAGAAAAGGTGCTCAAGGAAGAATTGGTGGAGCAATAACTAGCGGAATGATTGGTGGTGGATTCCCTGCTTTGTTTGGTCAAAGTCCTTTAGCTTCTCTTTTTGGAGGAATTGGTGGTGCTGCTGGTGGTGCGTTAGGAGGAGGACTTGGATTTGGTTTGTCTATTGCTGGTACAGCAATGGCTCAAAGAATCCAAGAAACTATAGATTTTAGAAAATCAATTAAAGATTTGAATGTAGATATGAAAGCAATGGGATTTAATGCAGGATTTAACGCAAGAGAAATAATTAAATTAGGAAAAAGTTTAGGAATCACAAAACAAGAAGCTGTTCAGGTAGCAGAACAATTTAAACGATTTGGAAAACAAGGTGCTTTATTTGCTCAAGCATTTGGAGGAGATTATGGTGCTTTTACTGCTACAGCTCAAGCAACTGAAGTTGAGTCAGCAATGGCAGCCATTAAAGCTATTAATAAAGATTTATCTTTAGAAGAAGAATTAAGATATACATTAGCTTTAAGAACATTAGGTGTAGAAAAAACAATAGATCAACTTTTAAAAACTCAATTAGAAAAACAAAGACAAAAAGTAAAAGAAGGTTTTGCTGTAGGTGATCCCGATGGACAAAAACTTAGACCTGGATTAAGACGAAGACAAACTCAAACTTTAAACGAAGAAGATGAACGGATTCAAAAAACTATTGATGGTTTAAAAGAAGCACAAGAGCAATTTAAAAAGCTTCAATTAGCAGCAGAAGCAAATTCAAGATCTATTGTTACAGGTTTAGAAAAAGTCAATAGAGAATTAAGAAAATTAAATGATCCTCAGTTCCAAATAGTTGAAGGAGCAAAAGCAATTAGTGAAGCATTTAGCACATCATTTAAAGGAATAATTAGTGGAACGATGAGTGTTCAACAAGCATTTGCAAATATGTTCCAACGTATTGCAGATCATTTCTTAGATATGGCAGCACAAATGGCTGCTACTCAGTTACAGAAAGGGATATTGAGTTTATTTACAAAAAACATAGGATCAGTTGCAATGAGTTTGAGTCAACCTGCCACTCTCCCAACAGATTTAGGCAGTAGTTTCAGCACCAAACAAGCGTTTTCAGGAGCAGCGTATTTTGCTTCAGGAGGATATGTCACTAGCCCAACCGTAGGACTTGTAGGAGAGGCTGGAGAGAACGAATATGTAATCCCTGCATCAAAGATGGCTTCAAGTATGCAACGCTACTCAGCAGGTGCTAGAGGTGAAGCTGTAATTCCTGGTACTGGTTCGTCTTATGCAGGTGGAGGCGGTGGAAGTTCTACTACTGTTAATTACTCTGGGCCTATATTGAACTTCAATTCTGAAGAGTTTGTTCCTAAGTCTGCTGTAGGACAAATTATTGCAAGTGCTTCTGCTAGAGGTGCTTCTATTGGAGAAAATAGAACATTATCTACATTAAAAAATTCTCGTAGCAGAAGATCTGCTTTAGGTTTATGACCGTTATTGCTTTAACTACCTTTATTGAAATATTCGATCCAAAAGCATCTGGTTCTTATTCCAATCAAGTTATTTATAAATTTCAAAATAGTACTCCTGATTCAGTTATTAGAACAAACCTAGGAAACATGGGAACAGTTGATTATCCTTTCCTTTCCTTTCTTTATCAAGGTGCTGCGTTAACAAAAACAGGAGACAATATTGAAGCAGGGTTATTCTTAGCCAATGAAGATTCGGATCGAACAGGTGTTGCAGGAGCCAATAAACTTTCTATGAGTTACGCTGCTGAAGCTGTTCAAAACAAGTGGAGCATTAAAGTTTATACATGCAAAATGAATAATACTTTTACTGCCTTAGATGGTTTACCTCTTGTTATTGATACTTGGTTAATTGCTTCGATGTCATACGATGCTTCTTCTATTGAAGTTTTATTATCTAGCGGAGTAGATGCAGTAGGAGGAAATACAGGGAGATACCTTACGACAGCTATTGCTGGATCGTTACCAGTTACAGGTCAAATATTTAGTAAGTGAAGCCTCATCAATTATTAGGTATTCCATATCGAATAGGGGCTGATCCTGTTAAACATAATGCGGCTGATTGCTTAAGTCTGACAAGAACAGTTTTAAATCATTACGGTATTAAAAGTCCTGCACCAACTAGGGATTGGTATAGAAGATTTAGAAAAAAAGATCAAGGAATTTTTAAAGAGGAGCTAAGTAAGTGGGGAATGATAGTAACAACGGCTAAGATCGGTGTTGTAGCTCTTTGTTTAGGCAAAGATAGTTACGCATTAGCTGTTTATTGGGAAGGCGGTTGGATCTCATTCGTAGAGCAGGAGGCAAAATGGAGTCCCCTAGAAGGATTGGGGGTTCAAGAGCTTTATTACCCTATGAAGCAGAACTTTGTAACGCATTAGGAATTAGCGAAAAAGAATATTTTGAATTTGTAGATTTAGCAGAGGCAGCTATTTATCAAAGGAAAGAAGGATATGAACTAATTCCAGAAATTTATGCAGGGCCAGCAGCAGGAGCTTTGGCTTTATATACAGTAGGAGCAGGAGGAGCTATTAGTCTTACTGCTTTAGGCTCCATTGTTGTAGGAGTTGCCTTGACAGCAATTTCATATCTGTTAACGCCTAAGCCTAAAACCCCAGAAACTCCTCCTCAACTAACTATTGGGGGTGTTCAAGGTCGTAGTCGTTTTGCTCCTCAATCATCGTTTGATGCAGTACAAGATTTAGCTGTTCTTGGTACGTTTATTCCTCTTGTTTACGCTCGAAAAGGAGTTCGTGTAAATAGTCAATTGTTGTGGTCACACATGAAGACCACTGGAATAGGAGAAATTCTTTCAGTTGTAACTTTGTTTTCTAATGGTCAACTAGGAAGTAAACCTTCTTTTGATTCTTTTGCTTTAGGGACAACAATGTTGCAAGACTTTAGTAAAAGAAAATTAGCTTTGTATTTTACAAAAGGTAGAGAATTTGAAAATAGAATTAATACTGTTAATGATAGATATGACGAAACAACTGCTCCTGATAGTCATAATTTAGCTAACAGAGGAGAAGAAGAATTTGATACAGAAGATCCTTTTTCAATCAGAATAAAATCAGGAGGAGGTTCTACTCCTAATTTTAGGTTTAACAAAGGGTTTGCTTCTGTTAAGACTCAATCTTCTAAAAGTAAATTTGGTGCGTTTGCACCTATTTCAAACGGTAATGCTTATAAAGTTCCTTGGGAATTAGTCATGTTTCCTAAAGGAATAAAAGACGAAGTTAGAAATGATAGTTTACAAAAATTACAAAAGATTACTCATAAATATCCTAGATATTCAGCTTTAATAGGTGGTTCAGAAGGTCAAATTAGTTCAGTCAATGAAAATACAGTATTAACTTATCGAATTTACGGAGCACTTAAAGAACCAGCATGGGAATCAGAAGGTGCAGGAAGCGGAGCAATAGACCAAGATAAATTTGCTCCTTGGGGATCTAAAGATGCAAAGTCAGCAGCAGATACTTCTAGAATTGAAGCTGATGAAAGACTAAGAATAGGTCAACAGTATTTAATTGGTACAGCTTTAGCTACTTGCACGTTAGAAACTAATGGAAATATTTGGGATTCTCATAATGCTTTTAGTAAAGATTATAAATTAACAATTGACGAATCAGGTCTAATTCAATATCAAACAACAGACAGCAGAAAAGATCCTTTTGATAGTCTTATTATTCAAAAAGTTGCTGTAGGAGCTGTTTCAAATACTAGACAATGTGATTACACAGAAATAGGAATTAAAAGCAAAGTGTTTAGAAGAATGAATGGAGCACCTAATGTAAATGCAATGGTTTCTAGGAGCAAAGTTGCTGAGTATGAATCAAAAAATGGCTCTATTTCTATAGGTTCAGTTAATAAATATATAAAAAGATTCAGCTTTTTTAAGTTTCAAATGAAATTGCAAGAAGAAAGTAATTCGGAATTTCAAGATGTTTTAGGTTCGGTTATATTAGGAGTAGAAGGTAATTCTCCATTAGAACAATACAACACAATAAGTATTAAAAATCAAGGGGAAATGTATGATTATAGGTTTGTACCTGTACCAGGAAATTATTTATTTACAGGTCAAAGTTCTGAAACTGTTTATATTTTGGGACATAATAATACAAGTAAAACTATAACTTATACAAACTTTGTTAAATCTGTAACTATTGACTTTAATGGAAACAGATTAGTTGTAATAAAAAATACTGATCGCATGGGGAACCCTGAATGGGTTAGAGGTGGATTAGGTACAGGAACAATTGATCCTGAAGACCCAACGACTTCCCCTGTGGGAGGGCAAGTTGTAGGTTTAACACACTCAAATGGTGATCCGTATAGTAATAACGAAGTAAAACCTACTCAGGGAGAGGAATATGTAACTCAAACTGGTTCTGATAATCCAGCAAATTATATAGGGAATGGCGAATACTATAGTCGTCAAAATGGAGTTGTAGCAATCAGATTTAAAGGTGGTTCTATAAGAGAAGGTTGGGATACTTGGGGGGTGATTTACGGGGGAACAGAAATCCCTAATCCTATTTATATTGAAGGGCCAGCAGGTAATCCTCCTACTGGAAATAATTCATGGGTAACGGTAGAAGATGCTCAAGGTACAAGACGTAAATTCAGGCTTGGCAGCAAACAAGTATCTGTATCAGAAACAGAAAGCCATGAATTATGGTCACTAGAAAAACAAATTTTACAACCTGTAAATGTAACGATTACCACCTTCATAAGTAATACATCTGTAGTTAGTAAAACTTCTGGTGGGCAAGATCGAAATCCTAGCGGTTTAACTCTTTGGTGCGTTCAATATGCAAAATCAGGAGAACCTTCTTATATCGAATGGACAATTAGAAACCCTGGGGATCAATACGATACAGGCGATCAGATTAGGCTGACAAATGTAACTGGTAATCCTACAAGAGGAGTTATCGGAGATCAAGTAGCAGTTGAGTCCGATGACATAGAAATTGTAGATGAATCTAGTGGTTCAGGTGATAATCAAATTAGTAGAGATTATTGGTCTATTGTTAATACAAACCCAAACAATGCTATTGCAGATTATTACTTATATGATTCAGAAGATTCTAGTCATAGCAGTCAACCTGAGCATGAGATAATATTTATTAACGAAGTCAAAGAAGCAGATAACGAACAGCTTGTAAAGTATCCTGATTTAGCAATGGCAGGTTTAAGAATCCATAGCACACAAGAAATAACAAGTTTAAGTAATTTATCTGCTTTTATAACAGACGGAATAAAAACCCAAAGATTAATAAATGATAGTGGAAGCACTGTTTCTGAAACTGCAAGCAAACAAAGTACAAATAATTTTGTAGAGATTGCTTATGATTTATTAACGAATGATGTCTATGGTGCTGCTGAATTAATAGGAACAAGAGGTGTTAATCGTAGCGAAATGATTGATGCTGCAAAGTATTGTTATAAAAATGGATTTACTTGGGACGGTGTTATTGATAAGAGGTTTAATTTAAGAGAATTTATTTTTGAACATGCAGCTTACAATTTATTAGATTTTAGTATTAAGGGAGGACAATTCAGCTTAAGACCTAGTTTTCCTGTTAAGAATGATTTTTCTATTAATTATCAAGCAACAGCAACGCCAAGTGGAGGGATTGATATAAAAGCATTATTTAGTGATGGAAATATGCGTAATTTACAAGTTTCTTTTCTTTCTCCAGAAGAAAGAGAAATGTTTAAAGCAACAGTGTTATACCGAAAAGACAAGTCAACTTCTTTCCCTGAAACAAAGGTAAAAACTTTTGCTTATGATTACGACAATATTTCTCATGCAGAATTAAAGAAACTTCCAGAAGAGGTCTTTGATTTAAGTAATTGGTGTACAAATGATATTCATGCACAACAATTTGCTGCCATAGCATTAGCAACAAGAAAAGAGGTTGATCATGGTATTACTTTTGAAACAACTCCTACTTCTGTTTTAGGTGTTTTACCTGGAGATTATATTCGTGTTATTTCAGAAGTTACTCATACAAGCAGGTTTAATAATGGAAGTGTTGATAAAGACGGCTTTGTAACTTCAAGAGTTGCAATATCTGGAACAATTAATGTTTATTATTGGAAGCCTGGAAATTTAGGACAAGTTCAGTCTGGTTCGTTAAGTGTTAATAGCGATGGGAAAGTAAATCAAGGTTCTTTAATAGGTACGTTATTTGCTCAAGTTGATACAACAACGGAAGATCGTTTATATAAAATTGAATCTATTACTTATGGAGAGGAAGGTTTTATAAAAGTTGCTGCTAGTCACGCTCCATTAACTTCTGACAATAAACTTGCTGTATTGTATCGAGCCGAAGCACCTGCTAATTTAACAACATATTTCCCTGAGTTGGGAGCATAGTTATGCCACATAGTTTTCCTTCAATAAAGCCAAGTTCTAGAAGGTACAACCCTGGTGAATACCCACAAACTAAGTTTGAAGCTCAAAATGGAGCTAAGACCATAATGAGGTACGGAAAAAATAGGGTAAATGCGACTTTGACTCTAGGTTTTTCTAATATTTCTGATGCTGATGCTGCCTTGATTTTGGCTAACTATGAAGATGTAAATTCAGATTGGGATTACGTTACTTTTAATGGTGGATATGCAACAGCAGGTGTTACTAACACTAGCCTTTTAGCTTATTTAAGAGAGTCTGGATCAGGGTTGAAATGGAGATATTCTGGCCCTCCAAGTGTCACAAGTAGTTTTAAAGGAAAGAGTAATGTTAGTTGTAGTTTTGTTGCTTGCCTAGATTCACCGTAGAATAGACTCAATGTTTTAATTTAAGGTCGTGGGTTTTTATTCAGGCAGAGATGGAGAACTTTATGTTGCTGATGTAAAAGCAGCAAAAGTTCAGTCATGGTCTTTCTCTAGCTCAATGGCGGTATTGGAAACGACCTCATTAGGCGATACAGATAGAACACTTGAATCAGGTGTTAGAAGCTATAGCGGAAGTGCAAGACTGTTTTATTACGTTGAAACTCCTGGCTCTGGTGCTAACTCAAACCTAAATGCCTTGTTAACTTCTGCGATCAAGACAGGTGATACAGCAGGTGATGGTGAAAACAATCCATCAACTCAAGTTGTTTTAAAGCTGCGAATGACAACAGGCTCGACTGATGTTCGAGATATTCAGTTCTCTGTCTTTATTACAGGTGTTTCAATGAATAGTGCAGTAGGAGAAGTTGCTTCTGCTGATATTAGTTGGGAAGCTAATGGTGCTCCTTATGGCAACACAACTTTGGTTGATTAATGGGTGTTTATTTTGGTCAATGGGGTGAAATAGCCCTTAAAAGAGATACGCTTCAATCTGCTTTGCAAACGAAGCTAGATCCTTATGACGTAAATACATCAACAAAAAGATTTAGTGTTGACCATAGTTCTGGTTCGTTAATAACTGGAGATGAAGTTGAAATAGAAACGGCTGATGGCTCAACTCTTGAATTAGTTAGTGGTCATAGTTATCCAGATGGCAAGTGGTTTATTAATGTTGATCCTGTCGGTGGTATTCGTTTATTTGATTCTTTTGCAAAAGCAATTGAAGGTTTAACAGCTAATGCTTTAACTCTTGTTGCTCCTAGTTCTTCAAAAGATATTTTGATTCGTACTAGAAACGAAAGATTTAGGCACGTAGCAGGTGTTAGAGAATTTGAAATGACAACGAGCAGAGAGCAAGTTGATTTAACAAATCTTGGAGATGAGTTTAGAAATCAATATGAAGCTGGATTAATTAGTGGTCAAGGATCAATGACCTGTATCTGGGAGCATGATTATGACACAGGAGATCGGGCTAATGAATACGGAACAGACCCAGAATTTCCATTCTATTTAGCTCAATTGCTGGTTCGTACGCAGCAAGGATCAGATTTTGATGGATTATTTTATATTTACCGTGATCCTGATAATTCAAAGAAAAATGTCTTCTATGAAGCCAATTGCATTATTACTAATATTGCTGTAACGGTGTCTGTGACTGAGGTTATAGAGACAAGGATAGAGTTTGTAACAAATGGAGTGATTGGTTTAAAGACAGGAGATACGCCTGGATACTTGTTACAAGAAAACGCAGATAAGATATTACAGGAAAATCAGAGTCGCATATTGCTCGAACAGGTTTAAACTGCTGGTATTGGTTTTTAGTTAGTCGGCAATGGCAGATCTCCAGATTACGGGTTTACCCGCTTTAGCAGAAGCAGGTATTCAAGCAACAGACGTAGCGGCGGTTGCTGATATTAGTGCAACTGAAACTAAAAAAGTAACGATTAAAGATTTAATTGCTGCTGGTGTTGCGTTAATTGATGATGCTGATATACCTGCTGCAAAAGTTGGCACATTAGGCACGAACCAAGTAGCAACTGCGGCAATACAAGCTAATGCTGTTACTGCTGCCAAGATTGCAAGTGGAACAATAACTGCAACAGAAATAGCAGATGCAACGATAACTGGAGCGAAGTTAGTTAACGATACTGTTACTGCAACACAGATTGCTGCTAATGCGATAACTGCTTCTGAGTTAGCTGATGATGCTGTAGATACTGCTGCTATCGCTGCAAATGCCGTAACAACTGCAAAGATTACAGATGCCAATGTTACTTATGCAAAGTTAAGTCTTAGTGATGGAGATATTCCTGGGGCAAAGATCGCAACAGGTGGAATCACAGCAACACAATTAGCAGCAAACTCTGTAGCTGCTTCTGAACTTGCTGACGATGCAGTTGATACAGCAGCGATTGTTGACGGTGCTGTTACAGCAGTAAAGATTGCAACAAATACAATTACTGCTAATCAAATAGCTGCAAATGCTATTGGTGCTAGTGAGTTAGCAGATAACGCTGTTGATACGGCTGCTATTGCTGATGGTGCTGTGACTGCTGCCAAGCTTTCTGGTACGTTAGCGGCTTCTTCAATTGCTGATGATGCGGTAACAACTGCCAAAATTCTTGATGATGCTGTTACAAGTGCGAAACTTGCAGCAAACGCTGTTGATGCAGCAGCTTTAGCTGATAACGCTGTTGATTCTGGGGCGATAGCTAGTAATGCCGTTATTGAGGCAAAGATCGCTTCAAATGCTGTAACTGTCACCAAAATTGCTGATGGCACGATTACACCAGCAAAATTAAATACTTCTAATCTTGATCGTTCATTAAATGTAGCTAGTGGCAATCTTGGAATTAATAACACAATTACTGCTGCTACTCGTTCAGGAATTACATATAACGCTCAAGGATTAATTACAGGAACAGTTGCTCTTGCTGCTGGTGATTTACCTGTTGCTACTACATCTGCTGTTGGTGGCGTTTCGGTTAGTACTGGTCTGACTGTTAGTGGGGCAGGTGCTTTATCACTTACTAATAGTATTACTGGAGCAACAGTTAGCGGGATAACTTATAACGCTCAGGGAATGATTACTGCTGCAACCGCTTTGGTCGCAGGTGATCTTCCTGTTGCCACTACAAGTGCTAAAGGTGCAGTACAAATAACATCTGGAGGAGGTTTAACTGTTGATGGTAGTGGTAATTTAATAACTTCAACAAGTGGAGTTAGTGCTGGTGAATATCTCAAGGTAACTGTTAACACAAAAGGTGTTGTAACATCTGCTTCTGCGACACTATCTGCTTCTGATATTCCTGACCTTGCTGCTACTAAAATAACGAGTGGAAGTATTGCAGCAGCTAGGATTGGTAACGATACAATTGATGGAACTAAGCTAAGTAATACTTCAACAACAATCTTCCAATCTATTGCACAGGCTGGTTATCCAACTGCACAATTTAGTGGGCAGCTACTCTTTGATACTGTTTCTGAGGATGCGTTTATCTGGGATGGAACAGCTTGGCAAGCAATCACAACATTAACGAAGGGAAGCTTGGTCTTTGGTGGAACCTACAACGCGAGCACATCAAAAATGGTTTCGACTACCACCGCAGGAATTGCGGCTGGTCTAGTTGTTGGAAGTAATCTACCTACTCCTACCTCAAATACTGACGGTGTATATGTTGTTGTAGATACTGCTGGAACGCCTGGTGCTCCAGCTCCAGTAGTTGCTCTTGCTCCTCCTGATTATGTTTTAGGAGTTACGAATAGTGCTGGTTCATCATGGAATGAAGTTGATTTATCGCAGACCGTAGCTGGTCAAGTTGCAAGCAATATTACCTTTACACCTTATGGTCAATTAAGTTCAACTAACGTACAAGATGCACTTCAAGAATTAGAGACAGAAAAACTAGCACTTGCAGGTGGTACTGTTACAGGTCAGGTCTTAATTGGTAATACTGGAAGCCTTGTATTTGAAGGATCTACAATTGATGCTTATGAAACAACAATAACAGTTGCCGACCCAACATCATCAGATAAAACTATTACTTTTCCAGACACAACTGGAACAGTAATTACAAGCGGAGATACAAATACAGTTACATCGACAATGGTTGATGCAAGCTTAGTCAATACGAACTTAGCTGCTGGAGCTGCAATTGCTTTTAGTAAGTTAGCTGCTTTAACTTCTGCTCAAATCCTTGTTGGTAACGGATCAAATGTAGTAACAGGAGTTGCAGTTACAGGAGACATAAGCATAAATAATGCTGGCCTGACAGCAATTGCAAGTGGCGTAATTGTTGATGGTGATATATCTGGATCGGCTGCAATTACAGGATCAAAGATTGCTACTGGAACGACAAGTGCCGTTGGTGTTCTTCAGTTAACAGATAGTGCAACATCAACTTCTGCTACTACGGCTGCTACTCCTGCTGCTGTAAAGATTGCGAAAGATGCTGCTGATGCTGCTGCTACAACAGCAAATGCTGCTCTTGCTACTACAGGTGGAGTTTTAACAGGACATTTAACTCTTGATGATGAGAAAGAATTGAGATTTAGAGAGGAAGATGCTGGAGGTGATCACTATATAGCTCTTAAGGCTGCGGCGGCTCTTGCGGCTGATGTCACATTAACTCTCCCTGCTGTTGCTCCTACTGCTGGTCAAGTACTTAAAGCTAATGCGTCAACACCTACGACTCTTGAGTGGGGAACTGATAGTGCAACTGACTCAACAAAAATGCCTCTTGCTGGTGGCACGTTCACAGGAGATGTCACTTTTACTGGGGATAGTTCAAATGGGTTATGGGATAAGTCAGCAAGTGCCTTTGTTGCAAACTTAACTGGAAACGTCACTGGAAATGTAAGTGGTTCGGCTGGATCATGTACTGGTAATGCGGCTACAGCTACAAATGCTAATGTCGCAGACACTCTCGACATAACAGGAACAAATACAGCTAGTGGTAATTCTGGAGGTTGGTACTATCCACTATTTACGGACAATTATGGTGCTGGAAAGACTGTTTATAATGATCAATCTGGTCAATTAGCTTTCAACCCCTCAACTAATGTTTTATCAGCTACTAATTTTAGTGGTGCGTTAACTGGAAACGTCACAGGTAATGTTTCTGGAAGTGCTGCAACGGTTACGGGTGCTGCTCAATCTGCAATTACTTCTCTTGGAACGCTTACGGGTTTAACTGTTGATGGTGATCTTACTCTGACAGGTGCAGCAAATAATGTTGTATGGGATAAGTCAGATAACGCTCTTGAATTTGCGGATTCGGCTAAAGCTATTTTTGGTACTGATCTAGAAATCTACCATTTTAATGGCTCTAGCTTTATTAAACATAAAAGCACAGGGGGAAGCCTAAATCTGAGAGTAGATGCTGCCACAGCAGAAATAGATTTGACACATGGTAATTCGGGAAATAGTTGTAATTATGACGGCGCAAGATTTTATGTCGATGGAAATATACAAGCAAGCGGAACACTAACCGCTGCAGGTGGTGATTTCACAGCAGATGTCACATTCCAAGGAGATGCTAACAAAGATGTGTTATGGGATAAGTCAGCAGGTTCTTTAATTTTTAATGATAATGCTGCTGCTAAATTTGGTAATGGTTCAGATTTAGTTATTTATCATGGGGGTAGTGATAGTTATATAAATAATGCTGGAACTGGAGATATAAAAATACAAACTGGAGGAAGTAATAGGGCTATTGTATCAAGTACAGGTTTAGATGTAACTGGAAAATTAACGGCATCAACCCGTGTTTTAGCTGGATCAGGTGGGATTGTTGGTTTAACTGTGAATGATGGACACGGTAATGCAAACGTAACTTTCAATCATGAAGGTGGTACACCAGATCAAAATGGAAATGCTGCACGAATCATGGTTAATACCGATTCAAGCAGTGGAGCTTATATGTATTTTGAATTGAAATCTGGAGTAACAGCAGGTAGTTCTGTCAGTTTGCCAACTAGATTAAAGTTATTTGAAACCACTGCTGAATTTAGTGGAACGGTATCAGACAGCAAAGGTGATGTAAGAAATATTCCAAGAGATAACAAAACTTCTGCTTATACATTAGTTGCTACCGACTCTGGTAAATGTATTTCTACAACGTCTGGAATCACTGTGAATACTGGTGTTTTTTCTGACACTAATATCGTAACTATCATAAATGGAAGTGGCTCTGACATTACTATTACTCAAGGTAGTGGATTTACTCTTTACAACACTGCCGATGCAACCACAGGAAATCGTACGCTTGCTGGGCGAGGAATGGCAACTATATTCTTTACACATAACACTACTGCTTACATCTCAGGTGCAGGGTTGTCATAAATGTACCTACTAACTAACACACACGGAGGTTATTAATTATGAGTCCTATTCAACAAATGCTTTTAGGTGTAGGTGCAGTTGCTACGAAGACCTACGTTGACGATATTTTCTCGACGTTTGTTTATGCAGGGAATACTAGCGGTCAGTCTATAAATAATGGAATTGATTTAGCGGGTGAAGGAGCTTTAACGTGGATTAAGCAAAGAAATGGAGGTGCTTGGCATCAACTATATGACACTGAAAGAGGAGCAACAAAAGCACTTTATTCAAACGGTAATGATGCAGAAGCTACTGTTAATGCTGGCTTAACTGCTTTTAATAACAATGGATTTACTTTAAGTAATCATGGAGGTGTTAGCACAAATGGCAATGACTACAGCTCATGGACATTCCGCAAGGCACCTGGGTTCTTTGATGTTGTTACCTATACAGGTACAGGTAGCAGTCAGCAAGTATCACATTCTTTAGGTTGTCAACCTGGATTTATCGCAGTCAAACGTCTTAATGCTGCTGACAATTGGGCATGTTGGCATAGGAGTTTATCTGGTAGTAACTTTTTGCAATTAGATAAAGATGACGATGCAGAAGAAAATAGTAATAGATTTGGAGCGAACCCAACTATGAATAGCTCTGTCTTTACTGTAGACAGTGATAATTGTACTAACGCTAATTCCCAGACCTATGTTGCATATCTCTGGGCAGGAGGTGAGTCCACAGCCGCTACTGCAAGGTCTGTTGATTTTGATGGGTCGGGTGATTGGTTAACAACTAGTACATCTTCTGATTATGATCTAGGTACAGGTGATTTCACGTTAGAATGTTGGATTAAATGGGATGCAACCGCTAGTAATCTAATATTTCTTGACCATAGAGCTAGCGGAGATTCTAATCAGTTTGTGTTGTATGTAGATAATGATGCAATTATATTTAATTCAATTAGTGGTGATCGTATAACAACTGGAGCTATACCTAATAACCAGTGGTATCACGTTGCTCTTGTTAGGCATTCTGCTACGTCAACAATGTATGTTAATGGTGTATCACAAGGTACCTATGCTGATACCGAGGATTACGATAACGACGTAATGGTAATTGGTGCAGCTTATGGTAATAATTATGAATTTGATGGGAAAATTTCTAATGTACGATTAGTAAAAGGAACAGCAGTTTATACATCATCATTCAGACCACCAACAGAGCCATTAACAAACATAACCAACACCAAGCTTTTATGTTGTAACAACTCATCCGTAACAGGAACAACAACAGGAACAGTATCATCAAGTGGTGATCCAACAGCATCAATAGATAGCCCCTTCGATGACCCTGCTGGTTTTGTCTTTGGAGACGCAGAGGATCAAAACGTAATTAAGTGCGGTAGTCATAGTAATTCAGCAGCAGAGAATATCCGTATTTATACAGGTTGGGAACCTCAATGGATAATGACTAAAAACGCAAGTGTTTCTAGCAATTGGGCAATGTTTGATTGTATTAGAGGTATGTTTGTAGACGTAGATATGCCTTCTTTAGCTGCTGATGTTAGTAACGCAGAAAATGGAGTATTAGGTGCTAATAAATTTATTTTTCCTCATCCAGACGGTTTTACTATGAAATATGGAGGTACTGCTATAAATCCTGGTAACGGAAACACAATACTTTATATTGCTATTAGAAGGCCAGATGGCTACGTTGGCAAGCCTCCCGAACTTGGTACGGATGTATTCGCTATGGATAGTTCAGGTGCTGGAACGCCTGGCCCAAGTTTTATAAGTAATTTCCCTGTTGATTTTGGATTAACTAAGAAACCTGCTGCAACTCAAAATTGGTATACAGGTTTAAGATTGTTAGGAAGTAAGTATTTAGCAACTAATACTAGTGGAGATGCTAATACTGATGCAGAAATGGCATGGGATTATAGCACTGGTTTTGTAGAAGGTAATTTCTTTGGAAACAGTGCTAATCAGGGTTGGATGTGGAAACGCCACACTGGTTTTGATGTGGTGGCTTATAGCGGCGATGGAGTAACTGGTAGACAAATACCTCATTCCTTGAACGCTGTCCCTGAGATGATGTGGGTTAAGCGTACAAATGCAAATGAAAACTGGTATGTTTACCACAAAGGCCATAACAACGGTTCAAGCCCAGAACATTGGTTTACAAGTATTAATACTAATGGTGTAGAACAAGATCATGGCCCTGCTTGGAATGACACAGTTCCTACTAGTACTCATTTTACTTTAGGGGCTGATACGGCTGTCAATTCAGGTGGTACTACAACGTACATAGCCATGCTCTTCGCCAGCGTTGATGGTATCAGTAAAGTTGGCTATTTTGCGGGATCAAATTCTAGTCAAACTATAACAACTGGATTCCAGCCTAGATTTTTGCTAATTAAAATGATTGACGATAGTGGTGGTGATTGGATTGTCTTTGACACCACAAGAGGATGGGGATCAGGTAATGATAATTACTTAAGATTAAATGAAAATCATGGTCAATCTTCTTATGATTTTGGAGCACCTACTTCAACTGGATTCACACTTGTTGGGAACGCGTCAGGTATTAATATTAGTCCTTACAATTTCATCTATTATGCTCATGCTTAGTGCTGGCCGAATAGGTTAGGGATAGACAGTAGGTTTATAATTTGAGGGCAATGTATTATTTTTATGGCTGATCGCAATCAACTTGCACAAGAAGTTAAGCAACTTAAAGCAGAACAAGA